CAGTTGGAGTGGTTAACCTACCACGACGTAAGCCAGCTGGAGCGAACCATGGGTCAGACACTTCATCAGTGAAAGCCATTTGTCCTATCGCGTAGATACTTGGGTCAAACCACTTATCGCTTCCTGTGTAAGCATCGAAAGATTTTACCCAAGGCCAATATACAGCTCCGTAACTACTGTTAATAGAAGCAGTTCTACCGGTGGCTTTGCCATTAGTCCAAGCTACAGCTTGTTGTGCGCTTCTAAATCCTACCGGAGGAGCAACAACCGCTAAGAAGTTTTGAGTGCTTTCAGCTAAGCTAATCAATTCGTTTTGTACACTTTGGTCAGTAATACCAGGAACCGAAGCCATAGTTATAGGCACATCCTCAGAGTCGAGAGCGTTAATACCTGTTTTGTTACCAGATTGACCGATTAGTGCAGCTCTTACATTACTATTACTTATGTTACCATTGTAATCTTTGGCATCACCATTCTTACCTCCAGACAAATCGTAGTTAGGGTAAGGAGAAGTGTTACCATCTAAAGTTAAACAGCGGAACGTATCAGAAGCTTTACCGTTAGCCATGGCACCTCTACCATTCACATAAGCCATCAACCCAAGACCTGTAGCTGCATCACCGAAATCCACTGGAGGAGTCCAAGTGTTAATACCGGATACTACCCCATCAGATTTGTATTCGTAGAAGTTTCCTTTTACGTATTGAGAGACAGCGTTCGTAAGACCTTGATTTAAAACAGCTTCTGGCCAAAGGCTAGTTGCTGAAGTAAGGTAAGTAGGTTTAAACAGACCCATGTCGTAACTTTCTTCTGTACCACCATCAGACGCGATGTTCAGAACAAAACGACCGAGGTCGTTAGTGTTTACTACTTCAGCCTGAAGACCTCTGTATTGCAGAGTTCCTCCATAGTTTACGGCTGAGTAATTATAACCAAGTCCCGGATACAGAGAGTTAACTTGGTAAGCACCTGGAGCGTTTAAAGAGTCGTTGTAAATCTGGAAACTAACGCCTGAAGCTTCGCCTAAACCACCTGTATAAGAAAGGTTCGCAGATGGAGTAGTGTATCCTGTATCTGAACCAGAAGGTGCAGCGAAGAGGGCTTGTCCACTAGCAGTTAGACCGTTAGCAACATCACACAAGTTTCTGAAAGTTAAATCTGACACATCGATAGGAGTGGCAGATAAGTAAGTTCCTGAGTAAGCAATCGCTCCTTCAGAATCCGCAGAAGCTACATAAGTAGTTATTTGGATACGAGAAGCAGTAGAAGCTGTTGCACCTGCTTGACGAGAAACAATCATACCGTCGTTAGAGTTGTAAGCGCTTGGTATGTAGTTAATTTGACCTCTTTCCGCGTCGTATACCTCGCCAATCCCTGCTAGAACGGCGTTGTGCCAGTCAACCACACTCCAGGAATTGACATCAGTCGTAGGCATTACGGAGCCTCCAGCTACGCCCGATACAGCAGGGCGTTCGCGGTAAGCGTAGAAAGAAGTTTGGTCTCCATCAGCGTTTCCTAGTTTATCGGTAGTGTTAACATCAAATCGGTAAACAAAATCTTTGTTCATTTCACCAACATCAAGTTTAGCATGAGCGTGAGTCGCTAAACCTATAGTCGCTCTTGCATCATTCTTTTGGGTAGTTGCAGCGCGAACATAATAAACTTGGTTAGTCTTTTGAAGAATTTCTAACGCACCATAAATACCTTGACCGCCAGTAACCAAATCAGGAGTACCGAACTGTCTTATTAGGTCAGCAGGAGACGTTAGTAGTGTTGGGGTATCAACAGGACCGCGAGAAGCGAATCCTACCAAACCAACGATAGAAGGATTGACGGAAGGTGCGTAATCAGATACGTCCTTTTCAATCGTGTATACACCGGGGGAGACGAAGTTAGCCATTTTTTACCTTAAATTATATTGAGAAGATGTCTATTTTGTAGTTCCAGACAAGTGTCTGTGATAGATTTTTCTGGGACAGATATTGACTGACCAGGAGTGAGACAAATATGCTCGTATAGACGTCCAGATTTAAGAACGATTTCTAAATCTTGACCTGCTATATTGACGATTGTGCGTTGTGAACTAGTTTTCATAAACTTCTTCCTCTTTAGTATTTAGCTAACACACTACCAAAAAACGATGCCTTTTTAAAAAATTAACTAGAGGAAGGCGGGTATATTTTGAGCTCTTCAAAACCCGAAGTATCAAGAACCAATTGAGAAGGGGTACCAGTACCAGAAAAACTAATATCTGTTTCGATGCTCGTATTATATTTCATTTCGACAATATCCCCGTTGGATTGTATCATGTACTGACGAGTAGGCATCCATGTCTCTACTTCGAAGGTTACGGTTTTTCTAATAATACGGTCTTCACGGTCAGGAGGGGTTAAGGTAGAGTTATCAGAAACAGCTGTTATAAACGCAGGCGCATTGGTAATAAAATCAGTTCCTACTCTAAGGTACGGACGGAACTTAGCCATCACACATTCTATTAACTGATTCATATCTTCCACATACCTAGTCCACAAATTTAATTGGTAAGATACTTTAACAGCTTTAGGAGCCATCGCAGCTATTCGGGTATGTCTACGTCGTTTCTTATCTTGCACAGTCCAAAACTCAATATCAGTGTTAGGTTTTCGTCTTTGCAAATCTTCAACAGTATCAGAAATAGCTAACGTCATTATCGGAAGTGTAAGGTTTCTAGATTTAAACAACATAGCTATGGCTCGTTCATAATTAGCGTAATTACAGTTCACGGGCTTAGCTTTATTGTCAGCTCCAACTACTTGAATATCACTAAATAGATTTAATAAAGACTTGGATGTTTTTCTATAAAACTCCAAGCTTCTAAAATTTTTCTCTTCTCTCTCAAAAATCTGTCTCTTAATATCAAATACATTTTGATATCTTTTACCATTATAAAATGTTTCCCGCGTACCATCAGCCATTGGAGGGTAGCGGTCATATGGAGGACCTGAGACGTATACCATTAGTAAGTTGTGAACACGGCTGGTTCTTCAATCTCTTGAAGAAGTTGGTTTTCGAGAAATTCCATCTCGCGTTGGGATTCAGCTATTAGAGCAGGTCCGTTGAGTTGAGCTCCTCCTTGAGGAGATGGTAATGTAGCGTATTTACCACGTATCTCTCCCAAAATTCCTTTGCATATTGCTAAAGAATAACGTTGCATCCAACTAATAAAATAATGATGCAGCGTTTCCGAGTTCAAACATTTATACTCAATAACCACCTCATCCGAGCCGTCTTCAATAGGAGTTGGGTACACCATTAAATATTTGTTGTTAACTATTTGAAAAGAGCCTTCTCTACCTAAAATCTTACGAATAGATTTTAAATGCATTTTCATAAGTAGAAAATCTGAGACAGAGAAGTCGTTGAACAAGAAGTTCTCTTGAAAATACTTGATGAAAAAGTCCATCTCTAAAGACTGACCAGCTAACGGAACACTCAGAAGCGATTTTTTATATGCAGAGTATCTAAAGTTGTTAACCATAAACGAAGGTAATTCGTACATATTACAATTAGCTACCGTCTTAAATGCAGCTAACTGAGTACACCAATCCGGTGCGTGGTAATCTAGTTTACTTATCGCCTCATCTATAGCGGTCAAAATTTGAAAATCATCTAACTCAACGCGAACAACAGGAAACCCTAACCTCGATTTAACAAAATCCTTAATAATAGTGTAGAAACGGTTAAACTCAACTGTCTCAGAAAAGTATCGTCTATTGAGAGAGTCATATTGAATATCTCCCGAGGGGGCTACAAAAGATGAAGTGTTAGTCCCACTCCCAGAGCGCTCAACTACAAAAGGTCCCCATGCAAAATTCGGTTTAACTGGTCCACGTGCCATACTACTATTATATATGGAAGAAGCCCAGCCAAAATAGCTGGGCTTCTATCATTAAGTATACTAAGAAGTCTTAGTAAGCGTCGTATCCGTCGCCACCCTCGTCTGTTAGACCAGTGTTTAACGCCTTCATGAATGGAGTCGTTAGGTAACGGCTGTCAGCGCCAACAATACGGATGATACGGTAGAACCTTGAAGCAGGGTTAATTTGAGCAGTCGCATAGCGAGTAATCAAACCTTTTCTTGGTTGGAACGTTTGTGGGTCCGTGATAGTTGGAAGCATTTGCAGCGGGATATAAGGAGCGTACACAAAGCCAGCATCCATCGGTGAAGCACCTTTGTAGCCGACAAGAATCTCGTCTTCAGGATAGAGAGGGTCGACATAAACGTCGTACTGACCCATCCACTTACCTTTGTACTCAATCGTAGCGCCTAATTGACCAGCTTGGTCAGGCATAATACCACCTTCTAGCTTAGCAGCAGACTGAAGCATCGCAGCCACGAATGGCGAACAGATGACATAGTTAGCAGCAGAACGTAGAGTCGTTTTGTAGATATCTTGCGAAGCGAAGTTAATTACAGCAACTAAGTTACTGTAAACCTCACCTACGTGACGAGGAGCAAGTCCAAGTGCAGTAGTACCGAAGTCAACGAAGAATACGTTAGAGCCTCTTGAAGGTTCAGTTGGCATATCACCACTCCCTGGGTTACTTCCTAACCCGTAAGAGTTTGTGCCAAGGTTATCATTGGCATTGTGACCGAATGGTTGAGTGTAAGTCATTCCACCTTGTGGACCACCAGCAGCCGTACCGTCAGTAGGACCGCCAGCACCCATTGCCATGTTGGTGTTGCCAAAATCGTTTGCATTACCTTGGTTGGTGTAGTTATCCCATTGTGAGTT